TTTGTAAAGAGTATCATACTGCTCATAAATTGGCAGGACTTCAGCGAGAAGAAGAATTACAGAGCTTGTTTGAGGAGGATCACAGCTAAATGAAAACAATAGGGTTTTGGATTTACGATACCTACAATTTCTTTTTTAGTCTTAAAATGAACCCTTTAAGATTTATACCAAATGCGTTTACACAGTACATACTGATGTTTTATCTGTCAGTGATGTGGACAGTTGTATTTACGCTTTGGACTGGATATAGTATTTATTTTGGTCTTGGAAGTGTCGGCGGACACTTGTTAGTAATTAGTGCATTTTTTATTACTGCTCTTACATTTCAAGATGCAGAAAAGAATGGCCATTTATGGGTACAGCGAGTTAAGCCTACCCCAGTAGAGAACAGGAGAGGTGTGTGGAATTTAGAAAGCGAGGGTTAATTTTAGCATTAGGTATTGCTTTAGTGAGTTGTGGGCAGAATGACCCAGGTCTAGCAAAAACTATGGGTATTACGGATGCACAACGTACTGCAATAGAAAATCGTATCACACCCTTTAGTGTAGTAGATGTAATAGGGGGCAATGTTCAAGTTGCCCAAGTAGCAGACCTACCTGGAAAAGCTCTATACACAGGATGCGTTGCTTGTCATGGAGCAAATGGCGGTGGAGGCATTGGGCCCGCACTGGCAGGGAAGACCCATGAATATATTATGGGCAGACTTATGGCATACAAAGCAGGAGAAAAAATTGGACCACAAAGTAATATGATGTGGAGTCAAGCAAGTATGCTTTCTGAGAAAGAGATACATCAGGTAACGGAGTACATTGAGACGCTATGAAAAGTAGTACTTACGAGATTGTAGAAGTATTCTATGCTCAAAATGAAAGACAGTATAGAGTAGTAGAAAAGAAACCTGATGGTAAAATACAAGACGTAGCACGACTGACTAGTAGAGAGAAAGCTCAATACTACATAGATGTTCGTACACAACAAGAAGCACCGGAGCATAATCAATGGTAGGCAAGTTTAAAAGTAAACTATTTAATGTATATCATCCTCCTCATTACAAAGCACATCCTAGTGGTGTAGAATGTATTCAAATTACAGAGCATATGAGTTTCTGTCTTGGAAATGCTGTAAAGTATATCTGGAGAGCAGGAATAAAAACTCACGATCCTGTACATGATTTAAGTAAAGCAGTATGGTATCTAAATAGGGAGATAGCAAAAATTGAGAAGAATCAAGAAGAAAGAGTCAGAGAACTTGTCCGATACGAATATACGGAAAGTAATCGATCTTCTGAGTGGCAACAGTCCTATAACAAAAAAGGAAGCCTGTGGTATCCTGAATATAGCATACAATACAACCAGGCTTCAGAGAATAATTGATGAATTTGAAGAGACGCAGGCGTATCGTTCAAAAAGAAAAAGTCAAAACAAAGGGAAAGCAGCCACAAAAGATGAAGTGGCAGATGCGGTTACTCGATTTTTATCCGGCGACGCCATCTCAGAAATCGCAGCGGGGTTGTACAGATCCTCAGGGTTTGTCAAAGCCATCATCGAACGTACAGGAGTTCCCCAAAAAGGAGAAGGAAAGTACGACTACTTGCCAGACGAGTGCATTGCAGAAGATTTTGCTGATGGAGAGATAGTGTGGTCGGCCAAGTATCACGGCCCTGCTATAATTAAACAAGAATTGTCAATAGATTATCAGGCGGAGAAATCTGGAATCAAAGATGTAAACTACGAAAAGAAATATGGTAGTAAAGCGTACAACATCTGGGTAATTGAAAAAATTGACGATGATTACAGTGATCGCTGGACTACCTCTACAGGCGGTGGGTTTACCGCAACACAGCTTGCATACGATTTGGGAAAGCTGACACACCTTCAAGAATACGGTGTAGATTTATCACGTATCTAAAAAAATTTCTTGACTTTCACTTCATATACAGGTATAATATCTGTATAAATTGATAGGAGACTTACAAATGGAATTTTTAGCAGGATACTTCCTGTTTCTTACTCTCTCGCTTATTTCATTTCTATGGATTGAGCAGATTCAGAGTGGGCGATAGGTTCTATCAACAACAACTAACGGCTACGGGAAACTGTCCCGGGGCTACCATTTCACAACGTAGAAGGAAACGAAGAATGGCATGGGATGACGAAAAGAAAGCAGCAGTAATTGAACAATACGAAGCTGCAAATCCAACTCCAGAGAACAGCATGGAGATCGTCGCGGAGCTTGCGGAAGAATTTGAAGAGTCACCAAACGGTGTTCGTATGATTCTTACTAAAGCAGGCGTGTATGTAAAGAAAGCCCCCGCTTCTGGTGGAGCGAAAAGCACAGCCTCGAATGGTGGTAGTGGCGGGCGTGTATCAAAAGCTGCCGCCATTGAAAGTTTGTCTGCTGCAATCTCTGATGCAGGTCAAGAAGTTGACCAAGAGATTCTTGACAAGCTGACTGGCAAAGCTGCTGTATACTTTACAGGTGTTATTTCAGCAATTAATTCATAAAGTTTTGCTCCTAAGATGATGAGGACCGCAGAAAATTCTGCCAACCCGCTTCTTAGGAGCATTTGTGAAAAAAGAAGAACTAGCACGACTCGTTAATGAGTATGGCGATGCTGTAATAAGCTATAGAAGCGAGAATAGTGGCAAACTTAAATATAATGTTTGCACTCTAGACTTCTCAACACCTTATATCCAAGACAAAAGAAATCGGGCAAAAGAGTCTGACAGCACTCTTTTGCTTTTTTGTTGGGATACTGACTCATATAGACTGTTAAAACCAAATAATGTAACTAGTGTTATTCCTTTGGCTTCCGTTTTGAAAAACGGAGACTGATATGGAACTGTATGAATCTCCAGAAATGTATGAAAAAATTGTACATTATGACGAAGAAAAAGAAGTTCAGATACGATTGACGGTAAGTACGTTTCGTGGAATAGAATATCTACACCTTCGTAAGTATTATTTGAGTTTTGACGAAGAGTGGTGCCCTACTCCAGAGGGAGTAGCCTTTCCACTAGATTTCAATAATAGTAGAGAACTTTTTGCAGGATTAGTCGAGATACTAAGCCTGGCGGAAAGTAAAGAAATTATTGAAGAGAATTTTTCCGATCTTATCCAGGACTTATACATAAAATAGTTCTTGACTTTTCTTTCTTCTTTCTGTATAATATATGGTCTGAGTGAGGAAATATATGAAAGATTTTTTTGAAAAATGTGAAGCCGCGTACTTCTCGGGCTACCCGATAATCTCGGACGAAGAGTATGACGCGCTTGTAGCAAAGTGGAATCACCAATCTGTAGGCCATATCGTTACCGATGGTGTGCCTCATTTGTATAAGATGTATTCTCTACAAAAATATTTTGATCTTGCCGAAGCCCCCAATACTTCAGAGTATGTTTGTACTCCGAAGCTAGACGGGGCTGCTGTGTCTTTACTGTATGTAAATGGACACTTTGCACTCGGATTGACACGAGGCGATGGTAACTTAGGCCGAGACGTTACCATAAAGCTAGAAGAGCTAGTACCTGTTACTATTCCTATGAAGGGTAGTGTGCAGATTACTGGAGAGGTAGTTTTGCCCTCGTTTGTCCCCAATGCTCGCAATGCTGCAGCGGGGTTGTTAAATGTCAAAGACATACAAGAGTTTCGAGATCGCTCTCGAGACTTGGTCTTTGTCGCTTATGACCTCCAGTTTGAAAAAGACTACTCAGACTATAAGTCAGCAATGTATGCATTGGCCCATGAAGGTTTCAATGTCGTAACAGACTTCGACGCTACTGATTATCCTACGGATGGTTTAGTATACCGCCTGCGCGATCAGAGAGCCTTTCAAAAAATGGGACATACAGCCCACCACCCTCGTGGCGCTTTTGCTCTTAAAGAGCAGAAGGAGGGGAAGATTACAGAATTACTCGATGTTGTGTGGCAAGTAGGTAAGTCGGGCGTAGTCAGCCCTGTTGCTCTACTTGATCCAGTCGAAGTAGAAGGTGCTCTCGTGGGCAGGGCAACTCTACACAACATCGAGTACATTCGCTCTTTGGACCTGGAAATCGGTTGCAAAGTAGAGGTAATACGTAGTGGAGACATTATTCCGCGAATCGTTCGCAGAGCAGACCTTCAGAAAAATAGTTCTTGACTTTTACCTCAGTTTTTCGTATAATATATTCTACATTTTCGGAGTTATCTAAATGCTAAGAGAGATCCTACCGCCAACGGAATGTCCGTCTTGTGGTGGCGAGCTTACTTCGGTCAATGATTTGTTCTACTGTTACAGTAGTAACTGTTCAGCACAGAAACAAAAGAAGATCGAGCATTTTGCAAAAACTCTGAAGATTAAGGGGCTTGGCCCCGCAACAATAGAGAAGCTAGAAATAGATGACTTCGATCAAGTTTATCTGTATGATGAATTTTTACTATGTGATAAGCTGGGTGAAAAGCTCGGTACAAAGTTACACGCAGAAATTCAAAACTCTATTTCGGCTCCTCTTGATTTGGTATTACCTGCTTTTGGTATTCCACTGATCGGAAAAACGGCAACGAAGAAGCTGTCTGAGACTGTCGAATCTATTACTGAAATTACACCAGACACTTGTGAGCGTGCCGGATTAGGCCCAAAAGCAACAGAGAATCTGTGCAACTGGTTAAATGAAGAGTTCTATTGTTTTTATGATGGCTATCTTCCCTTTGACATGAAGTTTGCACCCCCAGGTGTATTACCTGCAGAAATGAATAGGGGGGTTGTCTGCATAACCGGAAAGCTTAAGAGTTTTAAGACGAAGGCTCAAGCAGGCACAGTACTCGCTAGTCTTGGCTATGTAGTAAAGTCAAGTTTAACAAAAGATGTAACGATTCTCGTAAATGAAAGCGGTATTGAATCGGCAAAAACTAAACAGGCCAGAGAATCTGGCATTGAAATAATTACGGATTTACAATCCTATTTGGAGAAAAAATATGGCACTTCCCAAGTGGACGGATGAGCGTACTGAAGCGCTCACTACCTTTGTCGGTGGCGAAAGCCCCGTATCTCAAGCTACTGTTGCAGAAGCAGCAGACCAGCTTGAAACTTCTACTCGTTCTATCTCTAGCAAGCTGCGAAAGATGGGTTACGAGGTAGAGCTTGCTTCTGCTGCTTCTGGTAAGTCTTTTACCGAAGCCCAAGAAGCTACCCTCCGCGCCTTTGTTACTGACAACTCTGGTCAGTACACTTATGCTCAAATCGCTGAGCATTTCGAAGGCGGTTCTTTCTCACCTAAGTCTATTCAGGGCAAGATCCTGAGTATGGAGCTGACTGACCATGTCAAGCCTGCTCCTAAGGTAGAAAGCGTACGTACCTACACTCCTGACGAAGAGACAACTTTTGTTTCTATGGTTAACGACGGTGCCTTTGTAGAGGCTATCGCTGACGCTCTTGGCCGTTCGGTCAACAGCATTCGTGGCAAGGCTCTGAGCCTTCTGCGCTCTGGCGATATCGACGCTATCCCCCGTCAAGAGAGCACTAAAGGTGCTTCAAATGCAGATCCTCTCGCAGACGTAGACGTTGCGTCTATGACTGTAGAAGCTATCGCTGAAGCGATTGGCAAGACTGCTCGTGGCGTTAAGACTATGCTTACTCGTCGCGGTCTGACTGCAGCCGACTATGATGGTGCCGCTAAGGCAGCTAAGGCTCAGTAAAATTTTTGATGTGGGCGGCTGACTCCTTCGGGAGTCGGCCTTTTTCTGTTCGGGGGAACGATTGAATATTTCCAGTGCTTTAATAAAGCAATGTGTTGCTGTGGGCGACTTTGAAACGTGGACTTACCTGCGCAAAGAGTACTTGCCCACAGAATATCATTTGCTTTATGACCACATTGACAAGCATTGTGAAAAACATCATGACTTCCCTTCGTTCGACGATCTTAAATTAAGTATTCGCCACGGCTTAACCCGGGATAAAGTATTTGCAATAGAAAATATTTCAGTAGATATTGATGCAGTTACTTTATTAGAATATCTCAAGAATGAATATGCACAGAGAGAGATATTAAACTCTCTTGACAAGTACATTGATAACTCAGTATTGTTCGCAGACGCACAAGAGTCTGTAAATGAACTGCATCAGATTGTCCTTGACGTAGAAGAAAAGGTTGATCTCGAACCTCCACAAGAGAGTATGCAACATATTGAGTTGTTTGAGAATGAAGAAGATATTGCAAAGTATCTTCCACTTGGTCTTAACGGTGCATATGACAGTGAGATTACTTTCAGTCCAAGAGATTTGGTTCTCATCGGCGGAAAGCGGGGTCAAGGCAAGTCCTTAACTTGTGCTAATATTGCAAACAATGTTGTCGAATCTGGCCGTTCAGCTATCTATTTTACCATTGAAATGGACAGTCGTGCAATACTGCAACGGTGTTGCGGGATCGCTACTGGCATACCTCAAAATCGTTTACGTTCAAAGAACTTGACCGTAGATGAGTGGGAACGAGTAAGCGCATGGTGGGCTGCTCGATATGATAGAGGCCTGGAAAGGTTGGAAGAATACAAAGAACACCGTAATTTTAGCGACTTACATCATAAGCTACGTACCGAGCATGAGCTTCTCCCGACTCAACAGCTCGACGTAGTTTATGACCCAGGTCTAACTCTTGCCCGTATTCGTGCAGAGTTGGATAAGAAAGTTGGTAAAATTAATGCGGGTGTAATCATTGTAGACTATATCAACCAAGTACGTAGGTCACATCTTCCTTCACGAGGTGGACAGTACGACTGGACGGAACAGATCGAAGTGAGTAAAGCACTCAAGTCTATGGCACAAGAGTATGATTGTACAGTAGTATCCCCCTATCAAACTGATGCTACTGGAGAGGCAAGATTCGCAAAAGGTATTCTCGATGCAGCAGATGCTGCTTTTGCTCTCGAAAGCTGGGAACAAGAAGATAACTGTTTAACATTTAATTGTGTTAAAATGAGATCTGCCAGCATGGAGAGTTTTACTTCTACTATGAATTGGGAGACTCTGAAGATAGGGCCTGAGTCAGAACTCACTCCCAAAGAACGAGATGCAGCTTCCGAGAAAAGCGACGAAGACATTCACGACCTCTGATAAAAATATTCCTTGACACTCCTGTCATTTTCATGTATAATATATCTTGAAATTGATGGGAGTTTTTTATATATGGGGATGATATATGGATCGTTACGCCACGATGTCACGGGAAGAAAGAAGCGTAATTATGCGCGAA